TTTGTAGGAACCCAATGTTGTTGCCATTAGAGTCTAACATAAACTGTGCTGATATGTCTGGGGTTACAAATGCAGTAGGTCGTCTATCAAAAGGACCAAAGCCTTGAGATCTAAAGTCAGAAGCTATGTTGGATCCACCAGGTAGATTAACACTATCACAAAAGAATATTAATCTTTGAGCATCTTCTGTACTGGCCCACGGTGCAGCCTTCAAAAAAACTTCAAGTGTATACTTACTTGCTTGAGCAAGACTATTTACTTCTTGTAGTTGGCCCATGAAGTTATTCAGGTTGAACTGTGATTGTTCTCCTGTTCTAGGCTTTTCCAGCAGCTTACCTTTACCAAGGTCGAATGCTGTTTTAACTAAATTTTTTAAATTGGCCATTAGCTTTTTCGTTTACGACGTTCCATCATTCCGTCTCTCCATACTTTATTTATGCCAGCTTTCCTGAAGCGATGGACAGGAAGCATCATTACTGTGTCCCAAGCTATAGGTGGAACGTACATATAGTTTCCAATAACAGCTTTCTTATTATATCTTTTCCACATTGGACGAAATGACATAAACGATCTTCTCTTATTTAAGAAGTCCCAGTTCACTCTTGGCTGCATTTTAGTTCTCAATGTAGTTCCTATATCTTCCCCTTGCGTGCCAGGTGCAATTATAAAAGGATACAAAGCATCCATAAGCTCTGCTCTATATACTGGAGGTAGGTAATGAAAGTTCAATCCTGTAAACCAGTTGTCATGTACATTCATACATAAGAAGACTGGAAACATATCATAATATGGTAATGTATTTTTATGGAGAGGATTGTATCTCATCATATACATTCTACCTGGGAGAAGACGTTTAGTCCTCTGTCCAGATTGTAATATTTTATTGGGAGAGTCTTTTCTCATTAACTCAGCTTGCTCTCTTAACCAGGAAACAGGGTCGCCTTGTTGCTTGGTGTATAAGTCTCTCATGGATGTAAACTCCATGCCAAACTCTTCCTCCGTCATAGCAGCGATCTTGTTAAACAGGTATGTAGCCATTATGCTATTTGTTCGAAGTACATTTTCCAGTGCAGCTCACGCTGTCCTCTATTCATGCCTTCTGTCTCCTTTATAAATTTATCTTTATCTTTTTCTATCCAAAAATTCCAATAGTACTCCTCACCATCTTCATCTATGAATGTTGCTTTTGGCCATTCGCTCATTTTATATTCAACTCCTTTTCAGTTATTAGCTGAAATTTCATTCCTTTCTTACGACAGAACTCTTCTGCCACTTCAAATTTTCTCTGGTTTATAGCATGTCTTGCTAATGCCCCCATGTACCTTCTTGTCTTTCTTTTAGGTGTTGGTGGCGGATCTATATGCTTTTGAGGCTTAACTTCTATTACAACCTGCTCCATAGTTCCGTTCTTATTTATTTTCTCAACCCAAAAGTCTGGGAAGTATCTGTGCATTCTACCATCAATTGGGCTTCTATATGGTATTGCAAACTCTTCTGACGCCCATTGAACCACGTCTGAGTGGGAATCTAAATACTTCATGAGCTTGAGCTCCCACAAACTTCTATAAATAATACGGGAATAGTCCCCTCTATATTTTGAGGGGTTCTTAGGTTTGAATTTGCCAGAGTAAGCCATATAGGTATTTAGGAGATTAAATGACAGACAGAACACATGCAGGAAAGGATCCGCTAGGAGCATTGAATCCAGCATCCGTAACAACTGCAAAAACAGAAGAAGGAAATGTTGACATAATGACGTTCCCTTCGAACTTAGAGATGCATTCGTTTCTAATGAACTTCGTTGACTACAAGTATGACCCTGATGCTGACTCTACACAAAACACAGCACTGTCTGTAGCATTTCCTATACCACAGCAGATCAACTCAAAAGAAGACTTAAGATACAATCAACAAGATATGGGAACAGCTGGAGCGGTTGCAGCTGATGGTATAGATCAACTCAAGAAAGTATTTGACAAGACGGGTGGATCCAATGGAACAGAAGGAAACAAAAACATAGATTTTCAACAGCTTACTAATGATGCAGTAGGAGCAGGCGGAGCATTACTAAGAGCAAATTCACCAGCACCAATACAACAAGGAGCATCAGTGGCTCTTGGTAACGTAGTTAATCCTCACGTAGCATTATTGTTCGAGGGCGTCAACTTAAAAACGTTTACCTTCCAATGGAGGTTTTCACCAGACAATGAAGGTGAATCAATTTTACTGAAGAAGATACTAAACAAAATTAAAAAACACATCTATCCAAGGTTTACCCAATCAGGAGAGAATAACTTTTATTTAAGATTCCCTCACCAAGTAGATTTGTATTATACAGGAAGCAAAGACTTCTTACACTACTTTAAACGAGCATCAGTTACATCAATGGAATCAAACTTCACACCAGAGGGTGTGTCTTTCTTCCAAGGTGGAGCACCAACGATGATAGATTTAACAATGTCGTTCCAGGAATCAGAAATCTGGACATCGGAGGATTTTGATGAGTAAATATTTTGAAGAGTTTCCAGAAATTCAATATGGAACAATGATAGCTAAAAATCTAGTTGCCAGACCATCTGTAATGTTGCCAGAGTTCAATGCTCCAACATCTTTTTATGACTACGAGATAACAAATGATCTCAGACCAGATCAAGTTGCGGGGTTATATTATGATGATCCAACACTTGTTTGGCTTATCTTTCTAGTAAACAATATTGTGGATCCATATCATGATTGGCCAAAGACAGACAAACAGATGGAAGAATATCTTGTTGTTAAGTATGGTGTCGATGATCCAATACTAGGATACAAGCATAACACGACCGGTGCATTAATATCAAAAGATACGTTTGAGTTGAATGGTACTTTTAGTAAAATTGTAGCAGGACAATACACAGTAGTATATGGAAAACAAACAGACAGAGACGCAAACGATAAAAAAAGAGTAATTAAATTACTTGATAAAAGATTTGCATCTAAAGCAAAGAGTGAACTTAAAAGAGTAATGAATGCATAATGATAGGCAATAAGTATAAAACTAATTCAGTCGACTTAGAGACGTTAAAGATATCTGGGGATTTTGGATCCTTTGATGCATTGGATAGTTTTGTGGAATTTGAAATAGAAGAATCAATGGATGCTGATTCTGTAATATGCAATATGACATTTATTGATGCTGCAGATATAACCAACAAGATAGACTTTGATGGTACAGAAAAATTAAATATTAAATTTATGTCGCCAGGCAACAGAGAAGTTGATTTAGACTTTATAGTTTTTAAACATATAGTTACGCCTGATCCAGACGGCGGAAGTGCCAAAGGGGTTACCGTGTATGGTGTAACACCAGAACATTATACACAAGCAGTGATGGACATCAATCAATCATTCAACGGACCGATTAGTAAATTTGCAAAAACAATATTCTCTAAGTTAAGAACAAAGCGTGAACTTTTTTTAGACGAAACTACTGGATCGGTTAAAACTATTGTTCCTGGCCTCACACCTTTTGAAGCAATGTCTTTTCTATCAAACAGATCTTATGACTCATCATTTAAATCAAGTGCATATAAATTTTATGAAACTATAGACGGATATCATTTTAAGAACATAGAAAAAGTTATTAGCGACAATAAGTCAAAGGCAACAACATATATCTACAATCCAGATGCAAACGTAAAGAACGATGATAAGCAAATACAGTTTACTATACAGATGTTAAACATAGATGCTAAGAACGATGTCATGGCCAAAATTAAAAATGGAATGTATGCTTCAGAAGCCAAAGAGATAGATTTAATTAATCAAACAGTAGTTAAGCGAGAGTTTTTTGGAAAGAAAGAGTTTGATGAATTTGAGCATTTAGATCAAGACTCTATGTCGCTTGATTCTAAACAATTGCTAAGCAAAATAAAAGAAGTTAATACATCATTCTGGCTTATGAAGAATATAGACAATGCAGAAGAGGAAACAAACTTCACACAAATATTACCCAACAGACTATTCTATCTTAATTCATTAGATCAAGTGAAAGCAAAAATGGGTATACCAGGTAACTCTGATTTGTCACCAGGTGCAATTATAAAATTAGATATGGCTGAGGTCACTGCTAAGACAGAATTTAGAGAACAAGAAGCAAAGATTACAGGCAACTATTTGGTAACAAAAGTTACGCATGTAGTGTCACGTGGTAAGTATCAAACGTCCGTAGATATGTGTAAGGACAGCTATAGGTCTAATGTTAGAAGACCACATAAGAACATAGTATCAAAAAGAAAGGCGAGGGCTACAATATGAGATCAGGTGAAGAATCAGGAATAGGACTAAAACATTTTGTTGGTGTTGTTGAGAATAGAGCAGATCCTCAAAAGTTAGGACGTGTAAAGGTAAGAATATATGGCATTCATACTGAAGATAAGACAGCTATCCCTACAGAAGATCTACCTTGGGCAATGGTTGTTAATCCTATTACGTCTGGATCCATGAGTGGAATAGGTAGAACTCCAACAGGATTAGTTGAAGGGTCATGGGTATTTGGTGTATTTACAGACGAGAAAGAGTATCAAGTACCATTCATATTGGGTTCATTGATAGGTAATCCTACACAGGCACCACATAAATTTAAAGGATTCAATGATCCAAATGGATTATATCCATTAAGAGATGATGATATAGCAGCCCTTGAAGAGTCATCTGTAACGAGGTTAGCAAGAGATAATGAGGCAGAAAGTCATAGTCATATAATAAACAAGAGAGAAGCAAAAGTTAATTTAGGGACTATTGAGAGTGCAGCTGCTTCTAAGACGCCATCTGTACTACCAGATAAAAGTGATTCTATCTACAACAGAACTACATGGAAAGAACCTCATCCAAGGTTTGGTGGTCAGGCAGAAGAGTTCCCATCAGATGCAAAACATTCTGCTTACCCATATAATCACGTATGGCATACAGAGTCAGGTCACGTATTAGAAGTAGACGATACACCTGGTGCAGAAAGATTACATAGATTTCATAAGAAAGGTACATTTGAAGAAGTGCAACCAGATGGCAGCAGAGTAACAAAGGTCGTAGGAAACGATTATGAGATTACTTTAGGTGACAAGGATGTCTATATTAAAGGAAGCGTAAATGTTACTATTGATGGTGATGCTAGAATGTTGGTGCATGGTGACAAGATAGAAGAAGTGGATGGTGATTATATGTTAACCGTTCGTGGAGATTATGTCAAGAAGATTGGAGGCAACCTTGCAGAAGAGGTTATGTCAGACAAGGCAGAACAGATCAACGGCAACTTTAACCAAAGAATATCAAAAGCATTCAACCAGATTACTGTGGGAGACTTCATACAAAACTTGATGTCTAAGTTTACTAAAACAACAGCTGGTGAAGAAAAGAGAACTAACATTGATTCCGTAACTACTATCTTGCCAGATAACTACACACTTGCTGGTGCAGGTAATATGACAATCAAAGCGGGCGGAGAGTTAACTATATCCTCCGACACTGCAATTAAAATGCACAGTGGTGCAAACACTACACTGACAGCTAACGGATCGCAAATCATGGAATCAAGTAAACTGTTTGTTAAGAATAATCAGGACGTTACTGGTACGCTTGATGCAAGTACAGAAGTTAAAGCTGGTACAACAAAAGTAACGCTAACTGGCCACAAACATTCTGTTCCTAATAGTGGTACTGGCGTAGCTAGCGACTCAGCTACAGGAGTAGGATAATGGATTGTTTACCTAAGGCAGCCGGAGCGCTGACAGATCAAATAGATGGTGCCAAGGCAGCTGCTGATGGACTCATAGGGGATCCAACAGCAACCGTAGCAGATTTAATTAAAGCTCAGACAGATGGTATTAAAGGAAAGCTAGACGAGCTTGTACCAGAGATAGAGTTGCCTCAAGCTAATCTACAAGATGAAATGTCAGGACTATTAGCTAGTGCTGACGATCCAGGAAAGCTAGCACAGAAGTTCTCTAGTATGAAAGAAAAGTTTGTTGGTGTAGATTTAGATTCTGTTTTAAATGGAATTGGGCTAGACGCAGCTAAATTTAACGAGCTTGATAATAAACTTAAAGCAGGACTAGATAAAATATCAGGACCAATGGCTGAGATTGAAGGCGCATTTGCTTCTGCACAAGGTGCAGTGGAAGGAGCTTTTGATAGTGCACTTAGTGGTGCAATGGGTGGTCTGGGTGATCTTGCTACTGGTGGCTTTGATGTTGCTGGTATAAGTGATTCATTATGTAAGACTGTTCCTAATATAGACTTAGACGCAGAAGGAAACCTGATTAAAAAAGGACTACCTTCTAACCTACCAACTGTAGATGCAGAGAAGATTATGGATGCAGCTAAAGCAAAGGGTGAAAGCATACTGCCTAAAGTAAAAGAAATAACTGATTTGACTAAGAACGTCTCTATTGTTGTCATCAAAGTGGGAGATAAATAAAGCATGAGCACTTTTTCTGACTTCAATAATTCGTTTGCAATACATCCTTCTAAAAAGGATCTTGCATTAAAGTCTGACGTAAGTGCAGTTGTTCAGTCTATTAAGAGTCTGTTGCTTACTGATAGAGGCGAAAGGTTGTTTCAGCCAGACGTTGGTAGTAATATAAGGCAACTACTATTTGAGAACTATACCCCACAAACAACAATACTACTTAAACAGTTTATTAGTGAGACCGTTGAGAATTTTGAGCCAAGAGCATCAATTCTTGATATCTCTGTATCACCGGACGATGATAATAATACTATGCAAGTTAAAATAATGGTTAGAATTGTTAACCAAGCAGATCCTGTACAGATGGATCTAATATTAGAGAGAATACGATAATGGCAAACACAACGCTTTCAGTAGCTAACGTAGACTTCGGTACGCTGAAGAGCAGCTACAAAACTTATTTACAAGGTCAAACTTTATTTAAAGACTTTGACTTTACTGGATCCAACTTAAATGTCCTTCTGGATGTTATGAGCTATAACACTTACATGAATAACTTCTATCTTAATATGGTAGCAGCTGAATCATTCTTAGATAGTGCTGTACTAAGAGACAGTGTGGTATCACATGCAAAGACATTAAACTATCTACCTTCTTCATATACATCATCCAAAGCAACAATTAACTTAACAATAACACCAGAAGATACTCCAGCTGCTATATCAATACCAAAGTATACTGCATTTACTGCAATGGTAGACTCAAATACGTACACGTTCTCAACTAATGAAGGACTTACAATACAAGCAGATGCTAATGGCGCATACTATGTAAATAACCTAGATGTGTTTGAAGGTGAAATAGTTACAGAGCTGTATCAAGTAAACACTGCAAACACAAGTCAAAGGTTTATATTAAACAATAAAGAAATAGACATTGATAGTCTAATTGTTAATATAACCGAATCAACTACTAACCTAGCTAACGCAAATTACACTAGATCATTAAACACTGTTGGTATGGACGGACTTTCAAACAACTATTTCATATCGCCTTCAGAGAATGAGCTATATGAAGTTCAATTTGGTGATGGAGTTCTTGGAAGAAAGCTATTACACGGCAATGTTGTTGAAGCAAAATATAGAAGATCATCTGCAAATAATGCAGACAGTGCAAGTACATTCAGCTTAGCTGGCGACATCCAAGGGTATACAAACGTTGCCATAACGACCGTAGCCAGTTCTGTCGGTGGCGGTGTTAATGAAACTATTGAAAGTATAAAGTTTAATGCTCCAAAATCTATTACAGTACAAGATAGGTTAGTTACAGTTAGCGATTACAAGACATTACTAAGACAAGCATTCAATGACATTCAAGCAATTAATGTATATGGAGGTGAAGAATTATCACCACCATTGTTTGGCAAAGTTGTTATATCAGTTGACCTAGCAAATGCAGATGGCATTTCAGACCAACGTAAAAAAGATATAATGGATTATGTTAAAGAAAGAGCACCACTATCAATCTCCCCTGTAGTAGTTAACCCAGAATTTTTATTTGTTGACGTAACCTCAGAAATAGTGTATAATCCTAATGTTACTGTTAAGAGTGATGAAGAGATTAAGTCAGCAGTAGTTGATGCGCTTAAAACATATACTACTAGTGCTATTGGAGACTTTGATTCTAAGTTAAGATTATCTAAACTATCAAGAGCAATAGACGATACTGATCCATCTATCATTAATAATAACACAAATATAAGATTACAGAAAACAATTGTACCGACAATTGGTACGCCAGGTTCATTTACATTAGACTTTGATAATGAGATATACAGAGAGATTCCACTAAACAATATTTTTGTTGATGGTTCAGCTCCTCTTACATCGTCTGCATTTACTTTTGGAAACTTAATAAATTGTTTCTTAAGAGATGATGGTTCTGGAACAATACAAATTGTACAAGACTCACAAGGGGTCGTGCAGGTAGTTAGCTCATCAATTGGAGCAATAAATTACAGCACTGGTGTTGTACAGATATCTGATTTAAATGTATCAGCTTATAGCGGAGCAGGAATAACACTTACAGCAATGCCTACTAAACAAACAGTAAGCAGCTCTAAGAACATTATCCTATCTTATAATAGTACGCCGCATATAACAATTACGCAAGAGAGAATTTAATGGCTAAGCAGGTCGAAGATAAGATTGCTTTTTTTGTCAAGGACCAGTTTCCTGCGTTCTATGATGAAGAAGGTCCAATGTTCAAAGCATTTGTTAATGCTTACTATGAATATCTAGAACAATCTGAAACAGGCACAATTGGTAGAAACCTTTTAGAATATAAAGATATAGATACTACCTCGGCCGCATTCCTCGACTTCTTCAAAAAGCAATACCTAGATGGCTTTCCCGGATCCTTTGCTGCAAACACAGAGCTAACTTTAAAACATATACTTGATTTTTATAAATCCAAAGGCTCACCTAGAGCAGTTGAATTATTATTTAGGATTCTGTTTGATGATGAGGCTTCAGTAGCATATCCATCAATCGATGTCATGACAACATCAAGTGCAGATTATATAAGACCAAGATATATTGAAGTACGTGCACCTGTCTTGACCAATCTTATATCACTATCTGGTAAAGAAATAACTGGAGCAACAAGTAATGCAAAGGCATTTGTTGAAGATATAGCTACCAAACTAATTAATAATATTAAAGTCCATGTAATGTATCTCTCTAATCTAAGAGGAGAGTTTGTACGTAACGAAGTTATTGCACCAAGCGATACTGGTGTTCAGGATGATATGCCAGTTGTGGTTGGGTCATTATCTGATGTGGAGATCACATTGGGTGGAAAAGACAAAGCTGTTGGAGACATATTCAACATAGAAGCGGCATCCGGTAAGTCAGGAAAAGTTAGAGTTGCTGAAACAGCTGATGCTACTGGACTAATTAATTTTCAATTAGCCAATGGCGGATTTGGTTTTACATCAAACACTGACTTTACAACTATTGATGTTAATACACAATTGCTAGAAGTTGCAAACGTAATCAATTCTGCTCAGACATATAGCAACACAACACATCCAGCAGCTTTTGATTGGCACGAGAAGAAAATAGACAACGCAGAATTCTTTAGATTTGAAACAGTAGATCAAACATTAGAAAGCGTATCGTTTGTTAGTGGCGCAAATCTCAACTCAAATGTAGAATCATATGTTGGCGATGATAGTAACTTAAGTAATCCTTGGATACAAGGAAGAGACAATAGCAACAATGTTATAGCTAATGGTCATTTAATTACGCCAAACATTAATGGTGAAGAAGGCACCTATGTAATTTCTCCAACGCTTGGTACGTTTGGAGATCAAAAAACATTAACATATGGATTAGCAACATCTACTCACACATTCCAATTGAATGAAGAGATCCACGAAGAGAACTTAGTAGAGCTATCTTTTATTAGTAAGGTAGGAACTTTCTCTGTTGGAGATATAGTAGTTGCTGACGAAGGTGGAGCAAACGGGATTGTAGCGGCCGCTAATTCTACCGTGCTCACCGTAAACGGATCATTCGGTACCTGGGTCGCAGGTAGTAATGGTAATGTTCAGAAAGCATCTGACTCAGCAGTAACAGCTAATGTAGTCACAATCAATGTTTCTAATACTGGTGCAAATGCTATAATAACAAATATAGTTTCATCTACTTCAATGAAGATTGCAGATATTACTGGTGCATTTAACAACGGTCTTAAGATTAAAGGCGTGAGAACAAATGCAATTGCATCTCTTACAGCCAATCCAACTAACTCTGGCGTATCAGATATTTACTTTCAAGGAACTGATGCCGCAAGAGGTGTTGTAGATTTATTTGCTAACGTTTCAGTAACTGCAGAAGTTATAGGTTCAAACACTACTTTTGTTGGATTTAGAAACAACAAGTATGCAAATGGATCCTCTGGAAACTTTGTAGCTAACACTGCTGCATATATTTTAGGAAGAGATTCAAACACATATGCTAATGTTGTC